CTGCTCTGCGTAAGTTGACTTCCAATCACAGCAGTAGCCGTGTGGCGCCCGTTACGCGCTCGGTAGATAATTCCTCCAGAGGTTCTACCGTTAAGCGATGTCGCGCCTGCCTTCGGGCAGACCGTGACATCAAGGAAACGATCCACAATGGGTTGTTGTTGATTCGGGTCAGGTACGGCATTCCGTACTCTGAGCTACCGGACAGCAATCCTGGTGAACTTTCTCGTTTCCTCTCTTTTCTTTTGCTGCAGGGTAAGGAGCGGACCTCTGTAGCCTTCCCTCGTCGCCAGCGACGAGGGGAAAATGGTCTCTGTTCTCTGCAGAGACTGTGTAGAAGAGATCGGTGGGGGCTTGCCCACTCCGTTTCCTCGATTAAACGCAACCTACCCTCGGGTTGCTCCCTACACACTCCGTCAGTACGTTCTCAGTGGGAAGAGAACGTACTCTCTCAACCCCCCCCTTCATCCCCCGAGTACCTTGCTCACGTCCGGCGTGTGGCAACTCGGGTATTCCCTGCTGGGTGGGATAGGAACTACCACGACTTCGTCGGTCGTCATGTCCCTAATCCTACTGCTAGAGAGCCTAAGCTCTCTAGGGCCGACCTTCTTTGGGCCGGTCGCAGGGATGACTTCTTTAACTGCGCGACCAAAGAGAGCGAGCTTTGCGGCACGTTCTTCGCGCGTTACAAGGAAGTCCAATCCGCGGGCAAGAAGCGACCCCTTCTCATCTTTGATGAGCGGGTCGATCTTCTTGCGCCAATGCATAGTCTGATGTACCACACATTAGGCAAGCAGGATTGGCTTCTTTGCGGTCCTCCGACCGAAGAAAGGATGAAATCTGTCCTTGTCAACAACTACCAAACTTCCGTCGATTTGGTAGCGGCAACTGACGGTCTTCGCCACGATGTGGCTGAGACACTCCTGGACGCCCTCTTCTTCACTTCTGTGAAGATTCCTCGTTCTCTTCGGTTGTTGGCGAAGAGTTCTTTGAGTCCGGTTTTCCGGGCCGAGGATGGGACGTTGAAGCGAGTCCGTCAAGGACAGATGATGGGGTCCTACCTCTCTTTCCCCCTTTTGTGTCTCCAGTCTTACTGTGCTGCCTCCTGGGCAGCTAGGTTCGATAGTGGAGCCCGTTATATCGTGAATGGAGATGACTGTGTCATTTCGGCGTCACGGTATGTCACCATGCAGGACTACCCCTCTGGGTACCGACTCAATGATGACAAAACAATACGGGCTGAGAATGTGGCGGAGATCAACTCCACTGCGTTCATCAGACAGGGTGGGAAGTGGCGCGAAGTACGCCATTTAAGGAGAGGAGGAGCTCTTACCGATTACTGCGGCATGATGCACATGGCGAAAGCCGTGAAGTCAGCGCAGTGTTGGGTCGATGCCTACAATAGGTGTCGGATCGGTAGGAGATGGGGTTTCCTCCCTTCTCAGCTTGGCCATTATGGCTACCCGGCTCATCTAAGAGAGTCGGGCCTCAGGGTGCGTAGAACTTATACGCCCTTGCCGGAACCGGTCGAAGACCGTTCGTTTCCTGAGGAGCTGCTAGTGATCACCGGAAGGGATCCTAGTCCGTGCGAGGCCGAAGCTTTGCGGTCGTCTTTGTGGACGCACGGAAGAATGGGAGGTTTGAAGAGAGACGTGTGGAATCCGTCCTGCGGTTCCGTACGTCGGACTTACTCTTATCGTAAGCTCAAACGAATGAGTGCGCTTTCCTTTGTTTGGAAGCGTCCTGCCTACAAGGCAGAAAATGAGCGGGGCTGGTTCGTCGTTCCGGCGACTTACCAGTCCGACAAAGAAAGGAGAGGCATGGACGATTTGGCCCTCTTTAGGGCTAATTGGGACTCTGGTTTTATTGACCTGAGTTCTCTGGACGTCCATGGATGAGTTCCGTGGGAACCACATCGTTTCTGGGTACTCGTACTCACTACTTCGGAAGCTTCCGCTTGTCCTAACCCATACCCGTTCGGGTTGGGCGGAGGCAGGCTACCCTAAGACAGCGCCGTAATCCTGCTCATGTGTAAGAGCCAGAATCCATGGCTACCCGTCTCGGCGGGGAGGAAACTCGGGGGGTAATGGTCCCGGGTCAGCAAGTGGCTGTCGTACCTAGGATTGGGGGGTTCAATTCCCTTAATCAAGGAGAGTGGTAGTGGAAGGAGATAGTGTGTGTCGCGGGGCCTGTTCCAGACAGGCAGGGCGAGTACTGGTGAGTCTGTTTACTACCGCCGGGGTAGGGACAGTCGCGAAAAAGTAGAATGAGATTGGTTAGTGAAGACTAGTGGTGTGGCGCCGTCTCTGACGGGTGTGCTGCCTGCCTTCGGGCAACTAGCTAGTAGCTTACTGTTCTCGGCCTGCCGAGTAGCAATAGCTCCACCAAGC